TTTAAAAGAAACCTCGTTCATAAGCGAGCTGGGCAGTTAGGTAGTGACGTAAAAAACCACCCAACTCTAAGCGTAAAACGCCTAGGGGTAGTATTACATATAGTTAAACTTCGTGCCATTGTTCGTTTTGGAAAAGCAGCGACTCAGCTTCTCTTCGACGGATTAATCCTTGCAGAGTTTCACCACCAGCTTTATTCCACCTACGCATTTGTGCTGGCACTTCACTTTTTTTGTTATCGTTCAAAACTTTAAGCATGGTGCTTGCATTTAGATTTGCAGGGCCAAGATTAAATGTCCAGGACACTAAAGCATCAAACTCGTGTTGTTCAAGCGGCACTTTTACTGCTTTATTTACAGCTTCTTCAAAAACCTCAACGTCCTCTAATAATAGTGCATCGGCTCTTTCTTGTGATATTTCCATACCTTCTTTAATACCGCTAGTTGAACCAAAACCTATTGTCCAAACTCCTGCGGCACATTGATAGCTTTCTAATTTACAGCCTTCAAACTTTTTAATAAGAGCAAGACCTTCTTGTGATATTTCCATTTTATTCATTTTATTCTCCCCATTTTTTTGTTTTTGTGCCGCCATGATAATCGACAGCAAGATTTTCTTTTTTGAGCAAATCAGCGATATTACCTTTTTCACAAAATACATCGCCTAATACCCTCCCATATTTGTCGGTGCCATAGGATCGTAATGTAATATCTCCGACTAACCATTCTTTTAATTTTTGTTTTGCTAACAAGCCAAGTTCTTTTTCCTTAGTCCTTTCTGGGTATTTTTTTATATTAATTCTACTTTCTGGTGTATCGATGCCAGCAACTCTTACAGCTTTATTATGTAGTTGCACAGAAAAACCAAGATCTATAGTAGCTAAACGAATAGTATCTCCATCGGTTACAGACTTTAATTTGCATTTATAAACAAATGCCTCCGGTGAATTACTCATCGTCTTCTCCTGTATTAGTAGTGACCTTTCTATAATAAACCACTACTTCTTTTAATTCTTGTATGTACCTTTTTAGTTCTTGCATATTGTAAGACATAAGCTCGTAGTCTGGAACTGACATAGCCACGAATACAACAGATCCATGCTCTTGTTCTACGCGCTCTAAAAATTCATCTATATTTTTTTCTGAAACCACATACCAATACGGATCTTTTAAATCTACAGCTCTAGGCAAAATTGGTTGCACAATCTTACGCTCTATCGGTTTGCTAATTACTTCTACTTTTTTAGTCGGAATTAGGCTGCAACTGCAAACCGCTATCGAGATCGTCAATACCAGCAGTATCTTTTTCAATGCTATCGAATACATCTTTTGTTCCATTGTTTACCCTTGTTTCTATTAGTCCGGGTTTAGCTATAGCTAATTTAGACAGGTTATGTCGTTTGAAAATGTCAAGATACCTTGACATTTCCGCTTCTATTTCTTGATTTTTTGATTGTAATTCTAATAAAGAATTAGTTTGTAATGTAAAATCGTTTTGTAAATTTTCTATTGCAGCTTTTTGCTCTGCATCTCTAAGTTCAAAAGCATCATTCAGAGCAGACAGTCTAGTATTTTGCCAGTATAAAAAACTACACAATAAAACCAACACGCCAATTACGCCTAAAAATACTTTACTCATTTACTGTCCATATCTCTAATTTATCTTTTTTACCTTTTACACTAATAGGTTTTAGTAATTTTAATACAAGTTTACAATTTTTTGCAGTCTTGTGTCCAATCAATATATCTTCGCCAACTTCTTTTGTTGCGCTTTCAAGCCTAGCTGCGGTATTGACAGGATCGCCAATAGCAGAATAATCAAACCGAGTATCGCTACCCATATTACCAATTACTGCATACCCAGACTGACAACCTACGCCTACTTGGACTGGAGTAGTAAGTGTTTTATTAAGTTCGGCTATACCCTCTTGTATATCTATTGCAGCTTGCACTGCTTTGGTTTCATGGTCTTCTAAATCTAAGGGCGCTCCAAAAATAAACATCCCTGCGTCCCCAATAAATTTATCTGTCATACCTCCAAGTTTTTGCACAGCATTTACCTGGACAGTTAAGGTTTGATTCATTATATCGGTCACTTCTTCTGGCGATAATTTTTCACTCAAAGCAGTAAAGCCACGAAGATCTGTAAAAAGATAAGTGCAATATTTTTTTTCGCCACCAAGTTTTAACAAGTCTGGATTGTCTTGCAGCTGTTTAACTTGTCGTGGATCCAAATAATGTTCAAATTGTTTTTTAATTTCTAAACGCAATTTATATTGTTCTCGGAAGCGCATATAGAAAACCACGCCACTCATAACCATTTCTGATACAAAAGTCCAAGAAAAGTCCAATAAAATGCCGTTTTTAATGCTAAAAACTCCTAAGACGCCCGTAGAGGCAACAAAAATTGCACCGAAGGCCAAACCCTTAGTCATGTTGAGATATGCAAGGAGAATTGAAATGGTGAGCACGAAAATCGAGAAAATCAAAATTTCGGCAGCAATCGCCCAATCTGGAATATAGGGTGAGTCTTCTAACAAAATTGACTCAGATAATGCAGCTTGAATTTTATGTGGCTCAAGTAATCCAACTGGCGTTGCAACTTGTGGCATGATTCCTGCGGCATCTACTCCGACAAAAACATATTTGCCGTTGACATCCATTTCTTCTAATGTGGTTTCTGGTGTTTTTACCCAGGACACCCATTTTCTACCCAAGCGGTCTACATCAACAGGTGGTAAACCTTGCACAGTAATTTGTTGAATCCCATTTTCGTCACCTTTAATTATGTAAGTTTTTGCTCCGACTAGCATCTTTAACACTTCGGTTCCGAAACTCGGTAAAAAACCATCTGGTGTTTGATACAACAAAGGTATGCGTCTTACCAGATTATCCACCTCTGTTGGAGCCGAAGAAATACCTTGGGGGAGAGATTGTAGTATTTGTGTATTTTCTACGACTCCAGAGGCAGAAATACCAGATATATTATCGCCGAGTAAAACAGTACCAGTGGTCGGTGGATATTGGCCATTATTGTATTCATACATAGATAAAACAGATGGGCCATAACTTAGTGCTTCTAAAAAAACTTCATCGCTACCAAAACGATCGGGTTGTGGAAAGCTAACTACCCAACCAACACCAAGCGCGCCTGCATTTAATAGATCTACATGTATTTGTGCTAAACGACTTCTGGGTATAGGCCAGCCACCCTCTTTTTCTATATCCTCTTCACTGATACTTAAAATAACAAAGTTACCACTAGGTTGTTGATCTTCTACAAAAGCATCAAATGTTTGTAATTTTAGGATCTGTAAAGGATATAACTGAAACAACAGTGGCAGTAACAGTATTATAAATGTGGTGAATATAACTTTTTTCATCAAGAACCTTGCCTTATTGTTATGCTTGAGTTGCCTGTACCATTGATTTGGACAACCTTAGATACTCCGTCTTGTATAAAAATTACTGTGTAAGACTGATCGCCATTCACAAGAACCTGGGCACTTTGATTGACTGTACGAATTAGTTTTACTTGGCTGCCTTGAATTAGTGTAGTTATTTGAGTATCTCTGTCTTGACCAACAGCTGTGCCTGCTATGTTTATACCAGCAACAAAATTAGTAAGTTGGTCCTCTTCTTCTTTAGCATCTAACTCATCAATAACATCTAGCAAATCTTCAAGGAAATTTACATCTAATAAATCAATATCTAGCTCTGTAAAATTGAAGTCTGGATCTTCTTCCAATAGATCTTCTGCTAATAAGTCTACATCTAAGTCTGTAAAATCCAAGTAATCAGCAGTTTGTGTTTGCTGTACTTCCTCTTCTGATATTTCTTGTTTTGGCGGTGAAACGATAAGTAAGTTATCAATAAATTCTAAAGATATATCTAGGGTTACGGGTTTAGATGGTGTGCTTTCAAACACAGTTGTAGTGGTGGCTTGGTAGGGTTTATTTAATACAACCTGCCCTGCTGCGGTTGTTACTAATATTTCGCCACTAGCATCGCCGAACTGATCGGGCAAAAGAATTATTAAACTTTCACCAAGCTCGTTTACTGTTGCTGTAAAATCCGTGCCTCTTACAAAAATTTGTGAAGTCGGCGTAGATAAAGTTATATTTTTTTTATTAA